GATCCGTCCACAGATGGCTTGCCGCCTCTGGGGTTGAACCTCTTTTTAAGGAAATATCATGGCTCTCCCTAATGGCGCAGGTGGTTACCAAGTCGGTGACGGCAACCTGAATGAAGTTATCCTTGGCTACCAAGCCGCTCCTCAGTCTGTTACCGCTACAGCAACCCTGACCGCCGCTCAAGTCGCCTCTGGCGTCCTGTTGGTTGGTTCTGGTGCTACCGCTGCCCAGACGTACACGCTGCCCACCGGAGCGTCGCTAGACGCCCTAGTGTCCAGCGCCAAAGTCAACAGCACCTTTGAATTGGTGTTGGTGAACTTGGGTACATCGTCTGGCACGGCAACTCTGGCAGTTGGTACTGGCGTGTCTGATGGCGGCAATGCTCTTGTGGCAGTTGCTGTTACGTCTAGCGGTCGGTTCCTGTTCCGTCGCACGGGCGATTCGACTTACGTCGTTTACCGCGTCTAAGTCTAAGGGGAGGGCCACAAGCTCTCCCCTTTTTTAAGGAATTACTATGCCTAATACGCAAGCAGTTGGGGTCGCATATAGCGACCCAGAATTCACGACCTGCTACGCAAGCCAAGAGATTGGCTATAGCGCGGCTGCTCAAGGTGCCGTTACGCAAGCAACCGACAAATCAACGGCAGTCACGTTGAACAAGTCTGCTGGTCGCATCACAATGAACAATGCGGCTTTGGCTGGATCTACTGCGGTTTCGTTTACGTTAAACAACAGTTTGATTTCCACCAATGATGTAATTACTGTCTGTATCTCTAGTGTTACCACTGGTAGTACCGCTGGTGCGTACACTTCTTACGTTTCTAATATGTCTGCTGGTTCTGCTTCAATTACGTTGCGTAATTTGAGCGGGACTTCATACTCTGAAGCGGTTGTAATTAACTTCTGCATCATTCACGGCGCAAGCTAAACGGCGGGGCTTCGGCCCCGTCTACTGAGGTTTACGATGGCAACATATTCCGCTGGTGAGCAGATCAACCGCGCCTTGCGTTTGTTAGGTGTCCTAGCAGAAGGTGAAACAACCTCGGCCTCGGTAATGCAAGATTCATTGACTGCAATGAATCAGATGATTGACAGTTGGAACACGGAAAAACTGTCAACCTACAACACTCAAGACCAGACATATCTTTGGACGCCCGGTCTGATTACTCAGACGCTTGGGCCTTCTGGCGACTTTGTTGGCAACCGTCCAGTCTTGTTGGAAGATTCAACGTACTTCCGTGACCCGTCAACAAACGTGTCGTATGGCATCAAGTTCATCAACCAGCAGCAGTACGACGGCATTGCGGTCAAAACGGTGACCTCCACGTATCCACAAGTGATGTGGATCAACATGGAGTACCCCAACATTACGATGACGATCTACCCCAAGCCCACGCGGGTTTTGGAGTGGCATTTCATCAGCGTTGAAGAATTGGACAAGCCAGCTACGCTGGCAACAATCATGGCTTACCCGCCAGGTTACCTGCGGGCGTTCACTTACAATCTGGCGATGGAGATCGCGCCTGAGTTTGGTGTTGAACCATCAGAACAGGTCAAGCGTATTGCCATGACCAGCAAGCGCAACCTCAAGCGCATCAACAATCCTGACGATGTAATGGCGATGCCTTACTCGCTGGTTGCGACTCGCCAGCGGTTCAACGTCTACGCCGGTAATTACTAATGAAAACGCCGATTCTGGGGTCGGCATACGTTGCTCGGAGCATCAATGCTGCCGACAACAGAATGGTCAATCTCTTTCCTGAGATTATTCCCGAAGGCGGCAAAGAACCAGCATTTCTAAATCGAGCGCCGGGGCTAACAAAACTAGCCACCGTTGGTACTGGTCCCATTCGTGGGCTGTGGACGTTTAACGGCATTGGCTACGTTGTCAGCGGGTCTGAACTCTACAAGATCACTAGCAGCTACGTTGCTACAAAATTGGGCGACGTATCCGGCACGGGGCCGGTCAGCATGGCTGACAACGGCGCTGTGTTGTTTGTTGCGTGTAATCCAGACGGTTACACCTACAACTCGCTGACAGGCAACTTTCAAAAAATCACTTCAACTGATTTTGCTGGCGCTTCAATCGTTTATTATTTCAACACTTTTTTTGTTTATCTAGAACCAGGGTCGCAACAGTTTTATTGGGTAACCTCAATCACAGTTGACCCAACAACAAACGGTGTTGCGTATGTCTACCCGCTGGTATTTGATTTAACAAACGTAGGGACCGCCGAGGGATCATCAGACGGTCTGGTTAGCATGATCGTTGACCATAGCGAGCTATGGTTGTTTGGAACCAATTCGGTTGAAGTTTGGTACAACGTAGCAGATACAGACCAACCATTTCAACGCATCCAAGGTGCGTATAACGAGATTGGTTGTGCGGCGACGTTCTCAGTAGCCAAACTAGACAACGGTCTGTTCTGGTTGGGCGCTGACGCTCGCGGGCAGGGTATTGTCTACCGCGCCAATGGCTACACCGGCCAGCGGGTTAGTACGCACGCAATTGAATACGCGATTGCCCAGTACGGAAATATTAGCGATGCAATTGCGTACACCTACCAGCAAGAGGGTCACGCCTTCTACGTTCTGACATTCCCATCGGCTAACGCAACTTGGGTGTACGATGTATCTACACAAGCGTGGCATGAACGAGCGGCGTTTTCTAACGGTCTGTTCTTGCGCCATCGCAGCAACTGCCAGATGGCGTTTAATAGCGAGATTGTTGTTGGCGATTTTGCTAATGGCAATTTGTACGCTTTTGACCTAGACGTTTATGCCGACAACGGTAGCCCGCAGAAATGGCTACGCTCTTGGCGGGCGCTGCCGACTGGTCAGAATAACTTAACCCGCACGGCGCACCATAGCCTACAACTAGATTGTCAAAGCGGCGTCGGTATCAATAACAGCGCGGGGACTGACCCGTCTTTTCTGACTACCGAAGACGGCTTGTTTCTAATCACAGAAAGCGGCGATTATTTGCTGGCTGTTTCTGGCGATTCGTTCACGATTGGGTTTGATCCACAAGTGATGTTGCGCTGGTCAGATGATGGCGGTCACACTTGGTCTAATGAGCATTGGGCAACGCTTGGCAAAATTGGCGTCTACCAGCAGCGCGTGTTCTGGCGGCGTTTGGGTATGACGCTTAAACTGCGTGATCGAGTGTATGAGTTATCTGGCACAGACCCCGTGAAGATTGCCATCATGGGGGCAGAACTGCACGCAAGCGGAACAAGTTCTTAATGCCGGTCATCAATAACATCACCCAGATACCCGCGCCTCGGGTTGATTTTATTGACTCGCGCACCGGATTGATGTCGCGTGAGTGGTACAGGTTTTTCCTAAATCTGTTTACGCTGACCGGATCTGGGGCCAGCGATACGGCAGTTGAATATCTAAACTACGTCCCGTTGCCGCAACCATCTAGCCCAAGCATCAACGACTTGTCCGTTGGTCAACCGGCAATCCAAGACATCTACGCGCAACTTAATGATCTGTCTTTGGGGCCAGTTGGTCAGCCAGCACCAGAAAGCGGCGTCATTCAAGTCAACACAGGCACAGGGCTAACTGGTGGCCCGATTGTCAAGACCGGAACGATTGCGATAGCAAACACCGCAGTCACGCCTGGTAACTACACAGCAGCCAATATTACGGTCAACGCCCAAGGGCAGTTAACCGCCGCCAGCAACGGGTCGGCTGGAAGTGTTACGCAAGTCGATACTGGGACCGGACTGGCCGGTGGGCCGGTGACAACAACCGGAACCATCTACATAGCCAACACTACGGTTGCCGCTGGTACTTACACTTCTGCCAACATCACCGTTAATGCTCAAGGCCAGCTTACCGCTGCAAGTAACGGTGCTGGTGGTAGCGTCGTACAAGTTAATACCGGCACGGGTCTAACGGGCGGGCCGATAACAACGTCTGGCACGGTCAGTATTGATAGCACGGTTGTGACGTTGACTGGCACACAAACGCTAACCAATAAGACCATCACGGGGCTGGCAACTGGCTCCACGGTCAACGACAGTAGCGGCAACCCTTATGGCTTTGGTTTCCGTACCATGCCGCAGTCTGGCAACACCAGCGGCACGTTGGTTTTGTCAGATAGCGCCAAGCATTTGTATCTAACCGGCAACGTCACCGTGCCGCCCAACAGCAGCGTAGCGTTTGAAATTGGTACGGTTATCAGCGTGGTGAGTAACGCGACCGCGTTAATTATTCAAGCCGGATCTGGCGTTACGCTCAAACTGGCTAACTCAACATCTACTGGCGACCGATCTGTTGCGTCTAACGGCGTAGCCACAATGATTAAGGTCGCAACAAACACTTGGTACGTCTTCGGTTTGGGTGTGACATGAGTGGCTTTTTCGGTGCTCTTATTTATGGTTACGGAGCTATACCGCCACCAACGCCATCTGAATACATTGCATATTGTGGATCGGCAACCGGAGGAAGAACTGTCGGCGTTTTTCCTTGGGACTCTACAACTGGTTTTGGAACGGTCTACAGCAACCCATCGGCTATAACATCTGTCACCGTACAAGAAATTTCGTTTGTACGGGACAACTCCGTAATTTCGGCATCGTTTTCTACGTCTCCGTACATCTATGCGTGGCCTTGGTCTGCCTCTGGATACGGGACACGTTACGCAGACCCGTCTAGTCTTTTAAGCCCAACAGGTACGCCAGTAGGGTTTACTTGGACAAACGCAATAGACGCAATCCTTACGTTTAACCAACCGGCTACATCATATCCACAGGCATGGGCGTGGAGTTCCGGGTTTGGAACCAAATATTCTAACGGTAGTTCCATCACGACCAGCGGGGCGACTTACGGAATTTCTCTGAACGGCGACAATACGTTGGTGGCGTTTAACTTTAGCGCAAGCCCGTATGTTGCTTTGTATCCTTGGTCATCCTCGTCTGGGTTTGGCACTCGATATGCCAACCCTGCAACTGCGTATACCGGCAACGCCATACGGCAAACCATTTCGTTTAACAAAGTCACAAACGATTTGGCAGTTGGTACTGGAACCAACCCATACATTGCTGCTTACGCAGTTAGTAGCTCTGGGTTTGGTTCAAAATATGCCAATCCAGTATCTGACGGGTTCATAAAAAACTCTATAGATTTCAACTTAGACGGGACGTATTTAGCAACTGGAACTGGTTCTGGACTTCCTATTTTTGTGTATCCTTGGAGTTCTGGTTTTGGGACCAGAATTTTTAGCCCAACTTCCGGCACGGCTTTATCAGTAAATTGGTCAAGCACGGGAACGGAGATCGCTAAAAGCGCCGGTCCCATTAGTGTGTGGCCTTGGAATGCAGGTTTTGGTACGCAGTACGCAGACCCAGCGTTCGTCGCAAGTATCCCCAATTGTGTCTCTTTCTCTAACCAATCAAGATGATTACTGACAACGAAAAACTAGCTTCCACAGTCATGAACGCCTACTTTCGAGAGCTTGAAATCTACTCGTATCAGGTGAACATTGACAACTATTCTGCTATGCTACTTGCATTTCCTTCGGGCGACTGGCCGCAGGACTGGGTGGCATTTAAGGGCGTCAAGATTGACGAACTGCCGCATTCTTTGTCGGATGACGAAGCCCAAGCGATTAGCGATTACCAGTACCGCGACCGTCTGCGTTCGTTGATCAGAACCGAAAGGGCAGAGCAAAGCAAAACCATCAGGATTCGGGACGTTCTAAAGGCGCAGATTGGCGATAGCTATGACGCGCAGATCTTAGCTTACAAGGCGACGCAACCATGAGTGTAACCGTAAGAGTCTTGATTCCTGCGAAGCTGGCCGAGTCTAGCCAAACGACTCAGTACACCGCCAACGGTGTGACCACGCTTATTGACAAGTTCACCGCGACCAACTTTAGCGGGTCAGCGGCGACAATCAGCGTTAACTTGGTCACGGTTGCAGACTCGGCTGGCAATCAGAACTTGATCGTCAAAACCAAGACACTCCAGCCGTCAGAGACGTATACGTTCCCGGAAATTACCGGCGCTGCGTTAGGCCCAGGCGGGTTCATCAGCACCATCGCAGGGACGGCATCGGCGATCAACATCCGGTCTAACGGGCGGGAGATAACATAATGGGTTGGTTTAGCAAATTAACCGGCGGCGCGTTTGATTTTATTAGCGACCCGTTAGCCAAAATAGACGATCAAGTTCGAGAAAACATTCCCGGCGGTTGGACTCTTCCTGCACTTTTGGCGGGTGGTTACTATTTTGCTCCTGAGATTGGAGCGTTCTTTAATCCTGCTACTGGCGCATCTGTAGCGACGGCAGAGGTTGCTGGCGGGCAAGCCGCAATTGATTCCGCGTTGACTAGCGGGAGTCTTACCGGAACCAACGCGTTGGCGGGTGGCGAAGCACTTAGCACAATCCCAACAAATTATCTTGCTCCCGGCGCGGGAGGTATGACATTAGGTGGCGATGTGGCGTCGTCGGCTTTCCCCTTAACGGGCAGCGCAGGGCTTCCCGTAGGC